ACAGCACCAGTTGCTGTTCCACCAGTATGGTTGTGAGTAGAAGTATCTGTAACAGCACCTTGACCACCGTTTACATTAACTGTAATTGTTGTTGCGGTCTTGGCCTGAATTGGAATTGCTTGGTTGTAAACATAGTCAGCACCATTAGGTGTAGAAGCACCAGAAGCACGAGGATATGACTTAACGGTTGTGTTTCCGTCTCCGTGATAATCACAAGTCAGTTTAATAGATTCTGTCTTAAGCTTAATGTTTTGACCAACTTCTAAAGTATGTGAACCAATAGTCAATACCATATCACCTGAAATTGGGTTATATGATACGTCAGTAACATCGATGTTTGATACAGTTGCACCTGCGTTACCAGCCATATTAGCGTGGTTACCACAATAATAGAAGAGATTCTCAGGAGTATCGTTGTTAACGTAGATTCTTACGTAAGAACCAGCTTGTCCTTCAGTTCCATGCTCATAAACATATGTTGTATAAGCACTACCACCACCATGAGTACCATCAGGAGTTGTGGAGAATTTTAGTGGGTGTGATACTACAGAAACATCAGATAAGTCAAAGGTATAGATACCCTTTCTTGTCATTGGGATAGATGGATAGAGTTCTCCAGTACCATCACCGTCAATATCAATCATGTACTTGTTACCATCTGCGGTAACACCACCACTAGCTTCTAGAGTAAGTTCGTTTGATCCACCTACAATATCAAGACCAGTACCACTAATAACTTCTCCGTCTACGAATGTATTAACAACATTAGTAACGTGTAAGGTTCTTCCTTCTATACGCTTAATAACACCAGAAGCACCACCAGCTGATTCTACTACAGTACCAATTACCCATTCAACAGCTGGATCAGTTGTAACTAGAAGTTTTACGACTGCAGCAACAGTAACCTGATAGTTGTAAAGGTCAGACACAATACCAATTGATTGGTCTAGACTGATCTGTGAACCTTGGAAGAACTTACCTGGAATAATAGATGTATAAACACCTTGCAATTCTCTAGTTGCTGGCTGACCTGATCTTGCTTTATAAGTGAAAGATGTGCTTGTAGGTACAGCCTGAATAATGTATGTACCTTCTGCAGTAACAGATGCAAGACCTGTAACTGTGATAGGAACACCACTTGTAAGGTTGTGTTCAAAACTTGTGGTAACTGTAATAAGCTCGTTACCCTCAACAGCTTCTACTTTAGATATAAAGGGGATAGTAGTATCTGAAGTAGATGCAAAGAACGATGGAATGTTATTAATCGTCTGAATAGTTTCCCACTTAGAAGCCTGTGGTCCGTACTCAAAGTCGGTATCAACTAAGTTTTCTGGATTTGATACTCGGAACTTTGATACAGCGTCAACAAATGTTTCAGATGGTTCCATCTTAACAGCATCATCCTCTTCAAGAATTTGAAGAGTGTCTGAATCAGACATTGCTGATGTATCATACAGCAATGTGATTGTTGTATGATCAGTGGCGTGATCGTAGCTAAACGTACCAGTTCTGGTAGTGTCAGCAAAGTTATAGATAATTTGGTTATCCGTTGTGTTAGTTATCAACAACATTCTTCGCTGGTGCTTATTACCATGCAAAGTAACTGTTCTTGCTGATGCGTCAAACGTATAATCAAAGAGCAAGGTTTTTGCCATTTTCTTTTAATCCCCTTTTAAATGTTTATGAGTGGTTAATCAATTCAGTGCAGATCATTTTATATGAAATCTAATGTTGATGGGTTTTGGTTTACCAACCAAGGGCGGCCATCATGCCCATACTTGTTGTTACTTCTGCAGTAACATCGTCTCTTCGAGCAAATTCTATGCCCCCTGCAGTTGCTCCGTCATGGAGAACAAGGGTCATTTTCGTAGTATCTACGGTCAATTCTCCAAGAGCTCCAGTAAATGTTGACTGTTGTACTGTAGTACCTCGTCTCAACTGTACCTGCTTAGTCATAGTTTTCCCTCGAATTTATGCTTCTTTTATTTATACCATCAAAATCTTCAGTTATATTATCGTTGCAAACATAAATGGTGGCTCGAATGTTCTGAGCTCATTGAGAGACTCTCCACTGAGAGTAATTGTTCCCTCTCCAATGTATCCAGATCTGACGAATTTATCGGCTGCACTACCACCAATTGTTGTAAGAAGAATGTTTTCATAGTCAACAGTGGCAGATTCAACTCCTCCACCGAAGCCAAATAGTGTTCCGTAAGGAGCAGTGTATCCGAAGGTACGTTTGATATCTGTAACTTCACCAGATACAACGTAGTCAACATCACCTGCTGGATCAGCATGTGTAAGCTTAACATCGGTAACTGCTCCACCGATATCACTGAAGGAACCAGATCCGACATATCCCTTACGTACAAAGGCTTCTGCACCATGACCAAAGATATCATATAGAGTTGTATCTTCGTAATCAACAGTTGCAGATTCAGCAGCTCCAGATGCAGTGAATAGAGATCCAGATCCTTCAAATGCTCTTGCACGTATATCATCTGAATCACCACTAATCGTTGCAGTACCAGATCCATGATAATGATCTGTCTGTCTTTCATCTGAAATACCAAATACAGTTGCTGTACCAGAACCAATATTGTTAGGTGTGAATATGTTTTTAGATTCACCACTGAAGGTAGCAGTACCAGATCCGATGTATGGAGCACGAGTAAAGCTCTCAGTAAGATTACCTGCAACTGTGTAGAGTAACGTATCCTCTGGAGGATTTGTGGTAATCGATTCTGCGGAACCACCTGCTGTGAATAGGGATCCAGATCCAGTCCAATGTTTCGTAATCTGAACATCTGTAACTTGACCAGAGATGTAGACTGAACCAGAACCAATCCAACTTGGAACCCATTGAATTGCTGCTTCTCCAGTGAAGGTAGCAGTACCAGATCCAGAAAGAGGAACAACTTTTGCTTCTGCTGCTGTACCAGAAATGGTAATAGAACCAGATCCAATAAATGTCCTTGCTCTCGAATCTGCACTGTCTCCATTGATTGTAAAGATTCCAGTGCTGACCTCGCTTGTGGAGATAGATTCTGCTGCACCAAGAGCTGTAAATAGAGATCCAGATCCTGTCTCTGCAAATGTTCTTTGAACATCGGAGACTGCACCAGAGAATGTTGTCGATCCAGTACCAACCCAGTTCTCTGTATGCTTCTCTGTACCAGCACCTGTCCAAGTATAGAGAACTGTATTCTCTGGAGGATTTGTAGTTGTAGATTCTGCAGAACCACCAGCAGTAAATAGTGATCCAGAACCAACCCAATCGTCTGTCTGTCTCTCGACTGCTGTACCAGATAGAGTAGCAGATCCAGAACCAGTAATATGTGGTGTATAGAATCCAACTCCAGCACCTGAAAGACTGGTAGATCCAGAACCGATCCATCTCTCGGTGTGCTTCTCGATACCAGCACCAACATATGTGTATAGTACTGTGCTTTCTGGAGGATTTGTTCCGATAGATTCGGATGCTCCACCAGCAGTGAATAGAGATCCAGATCCAACTTCTTTGACTGTTGCCTTGAGATCTGAGTATGCACCACTGATATCGTATAGACCAATACCATCGATATTTGCAGAGAAGCTTTCTGCAGCACCACCAACTGAGAACAGTGAACCAGATACAGTCCAGTGCTTCGTAATAAGTGGTTCTGGGATTTCTCCAGATGTGAAGTAAGAACCTTGACCAACCCAAGAAGGTGACCATTGACTCTCAGCAATACCAGACCAGACGAATAGTGCAATATCCTCTGGAGGATTAGTACCAACTGCCTCGGCAGAACCACCAAATGTCGAGATGTTACCAGAACCACCAAGGATGTAACGAACCTTGAATGTACATGCACCACTAACTGTGTAAGTACCACTACCAGTGATGTGTGGGATGTAACGAGTAAGTGGAGAAGCACCAGAAATACTGATAGATCCAGATCCGATTTCTCTGAATACTGCTTTCTCAACTCTAGTACCACTAATTTGATGGAGTGAAGTACTCTCAGGTGGATTGGTTGTAACAGATTCAGCAGCACCACCAGCAGTGAATAGTGAACCAGAACCAAAGTATCTAACACGATAGATGAGATCTGCTTCACCAGTGATAGTTGCAGTACCAGAACCAGTACATGCACCAGTGTAATTCTCAGAACCAGCACCAGATAGAGTGATCGATCCAGATCCAACATGAGTTGCATGAGTAAAGCTTTCTGCCTTAGTACCACCAACTGCAAATAGTGCAGTATCTTCTGGAGGATTAGTAGTTGTAGACTCAGCAGCACCACTAGAAGTGAATAGTGAACCAGAACCAATAACTCTGAGTGAGAAGATATAATGAGTATCACCAACAAGATTAAAGAGATATGTTGATTCGTAATCAACAGTCGCAGACTCAGAAGCACCACCAATAGTAAAGATAGAACCAGTTCCAACCTCAGTTGCTGGAGTAAAGCTTTCTGCCTTAGTACCAGAGAAGGTAGCAGTACCAGATCCAATGTAAGGTGCTCTAACAATTCTAACAATAGCTTCACCAGATACAGTTGCAGATCCAGAACCAATCCATCTCTCTGTATGCTTCTCAATACCAGAACCACTGTAAGTCCAAAGACCGATTCCACCTTCAAGAACAGCAACCATTTCAACTGCTCCACCAGCAGTGAATAGTGAACCAGATCCATCAAAGTTAGCAAACGACTTGCTCTCTACACCTGTACCAGATAGGGTAACAGTACCAGATCCTTCAAATGCACCAGTGTAAAGTTCGGAACCTGCACCAGATAGAGTGATGGAACCAGATCCAATCTCTCTGAATGTTGCTTGAAGATTGGTATATGCACCAGCAACTGTGTAGAGTAATGTATCCTCTGGTGGGTTAGTTGTTGTAGACTCAGCTGCACCACCAGCACTGAATAGAGATCCAGACTGTACAAATCCATGACCCCAAGTGAATGCATATGTGTTACCAACAAACTGAGGTGCTGTGAATATTGTTGCACCACCTTCACCAGTTAGAGCTGTTGTAGGTCTCTCTATTCCTTCACCAGAAACTAGATATGTACCACCTTCACATCCACCTCTCCATACGAATGGAGTACTTGCAACACCACCAAATGTGTAAGTACCAGATGCAGCAAGACCAGGATGTGCAAGTGTGTTGTTGGAACCGTAGTCTTCTTCACCACCCCACTTAGCACCAAGGTCACCGTAATCAGCAAATACTGTTGTAGCATCAACGACATTACCTTCATCATCAACAACAAGTACAGATGGTAAAGTATCGCTATAATGCCATGTTCTAGATTCTGCAGCACCACCAAGAGAATTGATGTTACCAGATCCATAGTACTGCCAACTGAAGCTATAGGTGTTACCAATAAACTGAGGTGCAGTGAAGATATCATATAGAGTTGTATCTTCGTAGTCGTATGCAACAACCTCTGCTGCACCACCAGTAGCAAATAGTGATCCAGAAGCAGTGTGACCAAATGCTCTAGCGATACCAACGGTATCACTTATTAGACCTAATTGATAAGATCCAGAAGCAGATACAGTATCACTAACTCTCCATAGTTGACTTCCAAGACCAATCCAAATGACTCCATAATCATATTCACCACCGTCTTGAGGTGGATGAACTGTACCTTGATCATCAAATGTAGTAGCACTATCTGTTATCGAACCATTATCATCCTGGAATGTTACGGCGGTGAGGTTGATATCATAGTTGTAGGTTCTAGACTCAGCACCACCAACAACAGTAAAGATAGAACCAGTTCCAACCTCACTGAATGTTCTTGCTATAGAATGAGTACCACTTAGATCACCAAGTGATGTGTCCTCTCCAAATTCTGTTGTAGTAACACATTCAGCAGCACCAAGAGCAGTGAATAGACCACCACTACCAATTTGTGCGTATGCTGGTTTGTAGATCTCAACTACTTCACCACCGATGGTAATGAATCCATTTGCAGCAGCACCATTGGTAGCACCCAACCATACCTGACCATGATCCTCGGTGTTATCACCAGGATATCCAAAGTCACCATGATCATCAGTTGTTGTAACAGCATCGGATATAAGACCATTATCCTCACTGCTGAATGACTGACTAGCAGATTCATTGTAAGCGTATGTTCTAACTTCAACACATCCACCAACACTAAACAATCCACCAGATCCATCAGGTGCATTCCAAATAAAGCAGTATGTGTTACCAACAAACTGAGGTGCAGTGAAGATATCAAATAATGCAGTATCATTCTCAGGTGAGTATGTTGAAGATTCAGCAGCACCAGAAGCAGTAAATAGTGATCCAGAACCAGAGAAGTTACCAAAGGTGAATGCAGTAGATACAGAACCATCAACAACATAGGAACCTGTTACTGGTATTGCATTAGCACTGTAAAGTACCGTTCCATAATCATATTCACCACCAGACTGAATAGTATCAACACTACCCTGATCATCTGTTGTAACTACACTGTCTACTACTAGACCATGATCAGTTGATGTGAATACAACGATAGCACTCTGATCGTAATCATATGTCCTACACTCAGCAGCACCACCAGCTCTGAATATTGATCCAGATCCAATTTCAACAACAGTACGTGACTGTGAACCAGAACCACCAAGATCTCCAAGTGATGTATCCTCACCAAACTCAGTAGTAGATACACATTCACCAGCACCACTTGTAGCGAATAGAGAACCACCACCAGTGTATAGACCCTTACTGAATGACTGGGTAACAGCACCATCAACAACGTAAGTACCTGTTGTTGGATATGTGGTAGAAGTGTAGAGAACGGAACCGTAGTCTACTTCACCATCAGATTGAGGTAGTGCAACCTCACCATAATTGATTACGTCATTAGTTGGATGTGTTAGATCTGTTACTGATCCATAATCAACAGTACCATACGTAACAACAGCAGAATCATTGTAAGCATAAGCTCTAGATTCTACACATCCACCGACACTGAATAATCCACCTGTGCCTGGAGGTGCATTCCAAATAAACCTATAGGTGTTACCAATAAATTGAGGTGCAGTGAAGATATCGTATAGTACAGTATCCTCAGTAGGTTGATAAACAGCAGCCTCAGCAGCACCACTAGCAGTGAATAATGTACCACCACCAATATGTGCGTAAGATGGTTCGTACTTAATATGACCAGATTCTTCTTGAGTCTTCTCATCCCCTACCTGTGGGAATGTACCATATGGTTCAGTTAGATACTCTGGGTTTAGTGCATCAATTTCTTCTTGAGTCCATAGAGGTCTTGTTAGACTTATGGTATATGTTCCAGAGTTGGAAACAGTCTCAGATGTGTAAATTACAAATCCGTAATCTTCTGTCTTCTCGTCAAACAGTCCAAGATCACCGTAATTGATTACGTCATTAGTTGGATGTGTTGCATCAGTTACTGCACCCCAATCAGTAGTACTGAATGGAAGTATTGGACCAGGAGCATAGTTCCATGTAACAGACTCAGCACCATCAACTATACTGAATAATCCACCTGATCCTGGAGGTGCATTCCATACGAAGCTATAGGTGTTACCAATAAACTGAGGTGCAGTAAAGACATCAAAGAGACCTGTTGATTCCCAATCAACCGTTGCAGACTCAGCAGCACCAGCAGCAGTGAATAGTGATCCATCCTCTGATACAAAGTTCCAGCAGAAGCTGTAAGTATTATCAACAAACTGAGGTGCAGTGGTAAGAGTTACTAATCCAGTTGTAGGATAGACAGTTTCAGTGTAAATTACTGAACCGTAATCATCTTCACCTTCTTGTATATCAGCAACATTACCTTGATCAACAATTGTAGTTGCAGTATCTGTTATTAATCCATAATCATCACTTGTAATTGTAACGATGGAAGATTCGTTATAATCGAATGTTGCAGACTCAGCAGCTCCACTAGCACTGAATAGTGATCCAGAACCAACCCAATCTCTAGTTCTAGATAGAATACCAGTACCACTTAGATCACCAAGTGATGTGTCTTCACCAAACTCAGTAGAAGTCTTACTCTCTACAGATCCACCAGCACTGAATAGAGAACCACCAACAGTAGGATCTCTGAATACAACATACTCTGAACCAGTACCTGATGTCTGAAGTGTTCCTGTTAGAGGATATATTGTAGAAGACCAAATTACTGTTCCGTAATCATCTTCACCTTCTTGGATGTTAAGGTCACCATACTCACCAAATAATGTTGCATTATCAACAATGTTACCTTCATCCTCAGTAGAGAATACGTTGATAGAAGTCTCGTTGTAATCCCATGTAACAGACTCAGCAACACCACCAACACTGAATAATCCACCTGTACCTGGAGGTGCAGTCCAAACAAACTTATAGGTATTACCAATAAATTGAGGTGCGGTAAAGATATCAAATAATGCTGTATCCTCAGTTGGTTGATAAGCAATACTTTCAGCAACACCACCTATACTGTATAGAGAACCAGAACCAATTTGTGCGTAGATTGGAACGTACTTAACATCCCCTGCTTCTTCCTGTGTCTTCTCATCACCTGCAACTGGGAATGTACCAAATGGTTCAGTCTCATATAGTGGAGATAGTTCATCAATCTCTGCTTGTGTCCATAGAGGTCTTGTTAGACTTAAGTGAATTGATCCGAATGGATCAGAAGTAGATGTAAATATAATCTGTCCCTGATCATACTCTCCACCATACTGAGGTTCTATTACAGAACCATAGTCATCAACTACAGTTACAGAATCAACTATCAATCCATTATCATCTGTTGCATATGAGATAATTGATGATTCGTTATAATCAAATGTTACCTTCTCAACTCCACCACCGACACTAAACAATCCACCTGTGCCTGGAGGTGCATTCCAAACAAACTTGTATGTGTTACCAATAAACTGTGGAGCAGTGTAGATATCAAATAGTGTTGTAGCATCACCAAGTTCTGTCGTGCTAACACATTCACCAGCTCCACTAGCACTGAATAGTGATCCACCTTGTATAGGATCTCTGAATACAATAGCATTTGGTGAAGTACCAGAAGCTTGAAGTGTTCCTGAAACAGGAAGAACTGTGCTAGTCCAGAATACCCAACCATAATCATATTCACCACCAGACTGAGGTGCAGTAATAACTGTACTATCATCAAAGACAGTAGCAGCATCTGTTATAAGACCACTATCATCAGTAGTAAATACAACGATAGAATTCTCATTGTAATCATATGTTATAGACTCAGCTGCACCACCGATAGCTGGTACTGATGCATAACCAGTGTAATTCCAGCAGAAGCTATAAGTGTTACCAATACTTGCAGGTGAAGTATAGATATCGAATAGTGTTGTAGAATCTCCAAGTTCTGTTGTAGATACACATTCAGCAGCACCACCCACAGTTGGTATAACACCACCACCAGCAGGTGCTCTCCAAACAAATCTATATGTCTGACCAATAAACTGAGGTGCAGTGAATATATCAATAGATCCTGTAACAGGATATACTGTCTCACCATAGATTACTGAACCATAGTCATTCTCTGCTTCTTGTGGAAGTGCTACACCACCATCATCAAAATGATCAGTTAGATAATTCGTAGCATCTGTTATTAATCCTTCATCCTCAGTAGTGAAGGTAACAATAGAAGACTCGTTATAATCGAATGTTACAGACTCAGCAGCTCCACCGACTCTGGACATAGTACCAGAACCAATCTCACGGAAGGCAGCAGTTGCAACCATGCTACCAGCATAGTATCTACCACCAACTATCTGGAATATACCAGTTGTATTTGGTTCTACTGTTACACATTCAGCAGCACCACCAACTGCAAATAATCCACCTGTACCAAACTGACCCCAAATAGGCTTGAAGCGAACATCCCCTACTTCTTCCTGTGTCTTCTCATCACCTGCAGTTGGGAATGTACCAAATGGTTTAGTAGTATAGTAAGATGGAAGTTCATCAATTTCTGCCTGAGTCCACAATTCTCTTGTAAGACTGAAGGTGAATGTTCCCTGTGCAGAATTAGCAGTAGCATTATAAACAACTAAACCATAATTTTCTTCACCACCATACTGAACTTCTGTAATATCACCAAGATCAACATCAGTAGTAGCAGCATCTATTACAAGACCACTATCTTCACTACTGTATGGTACAACTGTACTATCATTATAATCAAATACAACTCTCTCAACTCCACCACCAATTCTGGACATAGCACCAGAACCAGTCTCCCTGAATATTACATAATGGGAAGCAGAACCACTAAGATCTCCCAATGAAGTATCTTCACCGATCTCAGTAGTAGTTGTACTCTCAGCAGCACCAAGAGCAGTGAATATAGATACAGGATCTGCAAAGTATCTTCTCTGGAAGGAATAAGTCTCACCAAAGAACTGTGTATTGGAGATGCTATATGATCCAACTAGAGGATATGCAACAGAACTATAAAGAACAGAACCGTAATCATCTTCACCTTCTTGTATATCAGCAACATTACCTTGATCCGTCCACTCTAGTAATGCAAGTATTGTTCCATGATCAGCTGATGAGTATGGAACGATGGATGATTCATTATAATCGAAGGTGACTCTTTCAGCTCCACCACCAATTCTGGATATAGCACCAGATCCAATTTCTCTGAATGTTGCTTGAAGGTTAGTATATGCACCAGAATAAGTAAACAGTGCAATATCTTCAACTGGTTGATATCCAACTGCTTCGGAAGCTCCTCCCATACTGAAGAGGTTACCACTCTGTACGAATCCATGACCCCAAGTAAATGAGTAGGTATCGAAGTTATGACCCTCAGTAGCAGAAAGACCTGGGTTAGTTGGATCGAAGTAATTCTCTGGAGTTGAATCATGAATAACTTTAGGATCTGTACGAACCTTAAATCCACCCATTGAGGTTGCAACACCCTCATGCCAGACATACCACCAGTTCTCTGATAACCATCCATCAGTAATAAGACCCCAATTCTCTGAGTCAACTGGACTATCTTCTATTGATCCCCAGTTATCAGTACTGTATCCAATCGTAGCAGTTTCATCATATCCATATGTTCTTAATATTGCTACACCACCAGTTACAGGTAGAGAACCAGATCCTGTCCAATGATATTGGAACTTAAGATTACTGTATGCACCAGACCAATTGAATAGAGTTGTCTCTCCCCCAACTACACTATCAGTTCTACACTCAGCAGCTCCACCAGCACTGAATAGAGATCCAGATGCAGTCCAATGTGCTACGTTAGTTGTAAGGTCTTGTCCAGCGATATGGATAGATCCTTCACCTTCCCAATACCTAGCGTAAGTACCATCTCCTTGAACATCATAGAGACCATACAATTCATATGATCCAGTATTTGCCTCTACGTTATTCCATATAATTCCACCATTATCATATTCACCAGCAGTAACTGGTTTAGTTGTTGTACCAAGATCTTCAGTCTCACTAAATCCATACCAAACTAATCCATTATCTTCTATCTCTAAATTAAATCCTGTTACCTTCGTATAATCTTGTATATACTTCTCAACACCAGCACTTCCAAATGAAACATTACCAGACATAATCTCACGACCTGTCTGTGAGTATATCTCTCCACCAGTTACACTGAATAGTGTTGTCTTATCTCCAAATTCTGTAGAGGTCTTAGTCTCTGAGAGACCACTTGCAGCGAATAGACCACCTGAACCTGTTCTGTCTGTAGTAAAGCTATAAGTATTAAATTCTGCCCAAGGTGCATTACTAAACTTATGGTATGATGTTGCACCTCTTACATCATCCGTATTGTATACAAATCCCCAAGATTCTTCTCCTCCCGACTTAGGAGATGTAATATCTCCAAAATCCAAAAGACTTGGGACTGCATCGACAGCTCCCAAGTCTTCTGTGGTGAATGGTACGAATAAGAATTCGTTCCAATCTAATGTTGTTGTTACTTCACAAGTACCAGATACAGTAAGCCCACCAGAACCTACCCAGAACGCACTGCTGCGTTCCATACCACCGCCCATCTCAAATAGGGATCCAGTACCAACCCAGATCTTTCTAATGCCTTCTAAGGCGGTAGAGGCAAGGTAAGCAGTTCCATCAGCAACATAATTACCCTTACTTAAACTCTCGGATGATATTCCACCAGATATAGTTGCTGTTCCAAATGGGTAGTTATCTGCTGATATGGAGACTTCTCCATAACTATCTTGACTTAAATTACTTTCTGCTTCCAAATTCGTTGGAGCATCACCTATCGATCCATAATCATCCGTTACGTTAAGGACAGTAACATCGCCGTAACTTTCGGTAGAATATAGAGAAATCGTATTTGAATCGTAGGTGTATTCGTTCATACTTTACGAAAACAATAAGAAGGGGGTGGAATATCTCCAGCCCCCATCCTGATATACTTAATAGTATTAGTGATCAGTCGAGGCTGATATTCAATGTAACCTTAATTTGGTCACCGTTGTTCTGAATTGGGTATGGACCATTTGTAAATCTTTCAGCGAACATTATGCTGCTGTAAAGAGTTAGGTTACCAGTTCCATCCAATGCAGGAGTTGTGGTGAAGGTTGATGTTGAAGGTGTACTGAAGATTGTATATGTCTGTTCAGTAGTTGTAGTGTTTGAAGTACCACGTGCAATGTAAATAACATCGCCTGGTTGTAAACCGTGAGCTTGAGTAGCAGTTACTGAAGTATAGTCAAGTGTGATACTTGGGTCAGTAGCACCCTGAATGTTATCAGTTAGAGCAACAGAAGCGTTAGAAGCATCTACAAGGTAGATACGGCGAAGAGCACGATCAATACCACCAATAACTGTACCAGCAGGAACAGCAGCGTTACCACCAATAACCATTCCGATTGTAATGTTATCCATTACAGAAGCTACGTTAGGAAGTGTGATGTAGTCGTTACCAATAACTCCAATACACACGTTTGAAACATCACCCTTAGTTAGAGTAGTAGCAGCAGCACCTGAAGCAGCATCAGCAACACCTTGAATCGCAAGAGGCATATTGTTTGCTCTTACAATGTAGTAACCATATACGTTACCAGCAGCAGCATCAAATGTGAAAGTCTGTTCTGGATAAGTAGCAGTTGTTACAACACCAGCAGTAGCATCTTGATTAATTTTCCACTGCCCACCATTTAGGAGAATACCATACTGATCAGTATAATCGTAACGTGATTCTGTACGGTTATTAATGCAAAGAGGATAACCTGTGTTTACAGTTTGTCCATACTGGTTTGTGTTACCATCTTGGTATGGTTCATAGTATGCTGTAGCACTAGGCACGTCTGCTTCAGCAGGGGTGGTGTCAGTAGTGTAAAGCTTAAGAATTAGATCCCTTGGTGCATTATCCTCTCTATCCAAAACGAAGTTGTTCTGGTTAACGAGATAACGAAGTGACTCAAGTTCGCCAATATTAGGTACTAGCAGTGCCATTTAATTTGTCTCCGAAAATCGTTTGTGTTGCTTACTTACGTTTATTTATAAAATAATCGCTCCTCGATTATTTATCAAAGGAAAACTTTAAGAGATAACATAAATCTCCTAATCTGGTTTACCTGGTCAACTCGGAACCGTAACATATCCCCAGCTATTAAATCTTGATCCCAACTACTTAAGTTATCACCACTTGCTTTCAAGTTTCCATTAATCTGTGGTTTATCACCACCACATATAGTTTGGAAGTTAGGAAAATCATTGAATGTACATTTCTGTATATCCATAATAAGAATACCAACTACATCAGAAGTTAGTGTCCATGACTGGATTCTTCCAGTTACATCTATCTGCAATTCACCTTTCTCTCCAGTGTTCATATCTACAGAACCACTACCATAAACAAAATTAATTGTTCTGGTAAGATCTGCAGTTGTTGATTGAGCAACAGTGAAAAGCTTATCTCCAGCAGAAGGTGCAGTTGGGAATATTATCTTACTCCCACTAACAGTATAATCTACTCCTGGATGTTGAAGTAATCCATTAATAGAAACAATTAACTGTCCTTCATTTGTTGGAAAGTATGGAGTACCTCCTTCTGTTAAATCAAACTCTGTCTTTGTTCCATCAAACTGAGCAGTGAAATCATCAAGAACCTCATTATTATTCTGCAAATATTTTGCAGGAATATCATAATTTACACCAACTGCAAATTTCTTCTTGGCCTCAGAAACTATATTATAGTTTTGAGATTGTACTGATACATTATAGGTAGGCATCAGGAAACTCCAGGTGTTACTTCTATTATTCCTTCAATAACTCTTGACTTAGTACCCGAAGGTGCAGTCAAAAGAATATCATAAACATACCTTCGAGCTTCTAAGGTAGTTGATGTAGCATTAGGAAGGGTTATTGATAATTGTCCGTTATATCTGTCTGGAAAATCAACTGTAAAGTCGGTTGATGTAGATGAAGTAAAACTTCGTTTCAATTTCGCCACAGCACTATAACCAGTTAAATTTAACGGTGTTGTATTCGCTTCATTCTGAATATTAAAGGTCGCACTAAAGTCGGTTCCTTTCTCACAAATTAAATTTATTGGTATAGCAGCCATCTGACATATAAAGAACCCCTCACTATTTAGCGAGGGGGAACTTTGTTATTCGGTTGGAGGTGCTTCAGGTGTCTCCGTTTCTGGTACTGGTAATGGTTCAGCATTAACCTCACCAGTTAGAATACCAAGAGTTTCTAGTCCACCCTGAAGTTTTGTACGATACTCTCTAAGACGAATAAGTTCTGTCTCTGCCTTAGAAATTTTATCGTTAGCATCAGAAAGTTGTTTGGTAAACTCCTCTCTCAATGCAGCTGGTTCCATAGGAGCAGCCTTTGGTGTTTCAGTCATAATAAGTGATCGATCTTACTTATTTATTATAGCATGGATCATCGATTTTAGCTCAGCAAGTTCGGATTTTACCATCTGCAATTCAATATCAGAATATCTTGATCGAGCTCTTGCTGCTCTAATCTGATCAAATGCTTTCTTATCCTTGTTAATTATAGCACCAGTTTCCGAATCTCTATAAAGACCGTCCTCACCTTCTACTTGGATATCCATTAGAAGGATGCTACTGCTCTTATATCTTGTAGTTTAGGTACGTATGCTGGATTATCAGAATTCATAACAACCTTAACTGCAAAGGAAGTAAACTCAGGTAAGTTAGAGATACTAAATGGAATCTCCTGATATGAATCTTGCTTCTCAAATAGACCAGATATTTCATTCTCTGGAGTAGGAGCTAATTCAATATCAGCCTTACCATCTTCATTAAAGAACTTCCATTCAATATCATTAAAGTTAACTTCACTTGATTCTTCCTTAATCTTATAAAGAACTTTAATATCATCAATGTTTCTTAAGTTAACCGTAAGCTTAACATCGATTGATGTACCAGGATTCTCTATAGCAATTTCCTTAGTAACATACTTAGCAATACCAGAGGTATTCTTAGAAGAATCTTCCGAAACATGTCCTACACCATTTTGCAATGTTGCAGACTTCACTTCCCACCACTTCTCAGTATTAGCCTCTTGACCAACAAACTGAAGTAGATCTGTAACTCTGAATATATCATTCTGTTGATCTGTTGGATCCTTCTTTCTTTCATAAGGTGAAAGTGCTGTTACTTTAGAGGTAAAGTCATCATTGATAGGTTGTTTATTATTAAACAATACTAATTCTTGAGACTTAGCATTCCATTCAACAACTGTACCACTAATCTTATCTAGATATAGATCATCAGTAGTATCTGAAGTTGTTATCTGTTTATCATTATATCGATTAACAGTTGTACCTACAGTAAATGATGGTGCTTTAATACTAGATCCAGCATTTGTAACTATAGTTCCAGTATCACTTGCATCACTCCAATCTTTATTATTATCGGTGTCTTTTTCAAATGTTAGAATTTCACTTGCTTTAAAGGTTCCGTCATTAGTTACCCTAACGGTAACTGTACTTGTAGCAGCATCCCAACCAATAATAGTACCAGCAGCACCAGAAAGTCTATCAACCTCTGATGTAGTAGTATTAGTTGTACTATTAATAGCTTGAGGAACTTGTATAGCACTAGTTCCACCAGTCTTGACTGATATAGCAAAAGTAACAATTGGATATAATTTTATAATTTGATTCTGTCTACCATATCTACTCTCACTTCCAGTAGGATTCTCGATTCTATTAGATATAGTCTTAACAGAACTAGTTCTAAGATCGATAACAGGAGATAGTGTTGATTGAGTAGATGAAAGATCTAACTTATAAACTAGAGAGTTTGCAATATCATTTCTTAATGCATTAATTCTAGAAGCTAACACCTTCTGGTTTATAAAGAAATGTTCTTGTTTAATAAATGTCTTCTCGTAATCAGATTGAGAATAAGAAACAAAATTAACAGGACCACTATCTACAGGAACTATGTTAGTTGTTTTAACAGATGATTCGATTTTTGTTTGTGGGAATGAAAGGTAACCAATATCAGCATACAATTTCTCAAATTTCTTATTGAGAGAAATTAATCCACCAGATCCACCACCAATAGCATTAGAGCTTGCATTAGTTGTAGATACAATATTAAATGTATCAACACCAGAGTTTTGAACTGTGAATAGTGTAGTATTCATAGAAGATGCTGAGATACCACCAGTCTCTTTAAGACCCTTAAAGAATGCAAATGACTTACCACTATCTTCAAATCCATGATCTCTATGTGTAACTTCAATATACTTATTATTTCCTCTAAATCTCTCTAGATCAGCACTGCTACTTGCTTCTGCACTTGTACGTATGGAACCAGAGTCCATAGTTTCATAACCTATGTTATCGTTTGTTAACATAACACTAGCAGTTCTAGAAATATCAAACTCTGCTCTGTTAAGCTGGAACTTAATATCTTCCTTAAGGTTCTCTGTCCAAGAATCCACGTTCTGTGATCTGTAAACAGATCCCAATCCAGGTTGTACTGTAACAGTTCCTGAACCTGCAGGTTCTCCAACTTCAGAAGCCCAGACTTCATAATCAGTAGAATCGGTCTCGATAACAAAAGCATACTCTGTATCATTCTGTAAATATACAGGATAATCAAATTCAAACTCAGTTGGTATACTACCAGCAACATCAGTTACTAGATTTGTAGATACGCCCATTCTGACTGCTGGTGTATCGATCTCTACAATTGCTTCTACAGCAGCACCAGCATTACCAGAACCAGTTCCAGCAATAACAATAGATGGAGCACTTGTATACCCAGAACCAGTTATAGAAACTTCGGCATTGAATAACTTACCACCAGATATTCCCAATGTTCCAGCTGCGGTAGTACCACCTGGTAACTGTGGACTCTCGATAGTCATTGCTGCACTATCATAGTAAGAACCAGCACCAATAACTTTAAGATCAACAATCGATCCAGAATCCTTAGCAATAGTAACAGATATTGAAGTATTATTTGTATTATTTGCTAGAGTTATTGATGGAGCAATAAGTTGTTCTCCTGCTTGGAAAGAATTACCATTATTATTAGAAAGAACTAGTGTGTATACTTGATCTGCTGATACTGGTATCTTATCTGCAGCTCCTGGTAATACTTCAATACCAGTCCTATCAAAGACTTTGAATATAGGTCCAGTAGCACCTGATACTTGTCCAGTTACAATCTCACCAACCTCAAGAGATGTCTCTTGTGATACATAAAACTTTAACTTGGTTTCAGGAGAAATAGTCTTCTCTGTACCAGGAACAATATAAGTTCCTGGCTTACCACTTACTGTATTAGTAATATAAGTTCTTACTGGAACCTTAGATGCCTTTTTATTGAAGAAGAGATACAAACTAGTAACAAATACACCACCATCATATCCCTCAACCTTAAATGTTTGTGCTAATGGACTTGGTTTCTTCTGTGTACTTGTATCAAGATCAACAATCTGCTTACCTTCATTAGACTTGAGGTATGCAGGTAATGTTGAAACAATACTACCAGGATTAGCAGGTAGTATTCCAGTAGGATAGTATTTAACTTCAGTGTATGTTTCTACAGTGTCTTTATGATCATCTGTAGAACTCGAAGTAAATCTAATTGTTTTTTCACCTGTCGTGAATTGTAATTGTTCAGAATTGGTATCATAAACTGTGTTGTGGATGTAGTTATTCCAAGTACTTCCTTGAACTGGTGCATATCCATTAGGTATTATAATGAGACCACTAGCATTACCACCACTGTCTGTAACTACAGATGATCCAAATGTTGATAGTGAATTACCAGGTGATCCTGTAAATCTTAGATCAGGGTTAGTCCATCTACTAACATCTCTTCCCTCTAAGAATGGATAGACTCTAGTATTGGGCTTTAACCTACGAATAGTAAACTTAACTACTCTAGATCTAGCAAACTGTTGTAATGAGGTAGCAACAAAAGAATCTCCAACTGCCTTAGTTGTTAATCCCTTACCAATCTCATTATTTTGTGGACTAATATTAGAAGAACTTGCTACATCAGCAATCTTAACTGTAGAAGATACTTGATCAGAGTTAATATCTGCAAGAGCTCCAATGTTAAAGAAGTTCTGATTAGATCCAATCCAATTTACAGAATAACTATTATATAAACTAGCATATGCCTCACGTGTATTTTCTTTAGCAAGGAATATAGTATAGAGTTGTGTATTGTTATCAGATATTAAAGGTTTATCTGTAGACTCATACCATCCATCTACAGGTACATCTAAAGTTGCATCACCAACATATTGAATAACAACAAATGGGTTTGGATTGAAAGTCTTTGTTGCGAATGGGTTATCAAGTAACTTAATTTCAGAATATGGAAGAGTAATAATATCACCAGATCTCTTATATCCAGAAACAACTCTTTCATCTTCTTTTGTATTGACTTCTTCTAAATTAAACGAATCTTCTCTTGCCTGTGCTCTTAATACAGTCTGTTTGGTATCAACAGAACACTTGTAATCAATAGACTTAATGTTACCTACCTTATGAGTCTCAAAGTTATCTACAATAAATCCACTCTTATATCTTTCAAGTCCTACCTCATCCTTGATCTGCATATTCAATGCTTGTTGCTCAAGAATACTTAAAGTTGTATAGAACTCTAATCTCT